CATTGATTCAGTTCATTGATGACTTTAGAGTTCATTTCAAAAAGTTACGACCAGAAGAAATTGCTTATCCTCGTTCTTGCAACAATCTTAAAAAGTACACTTCAGATACAGACATATATCAAAAGTCTTGTCCGATTCATGTGAGAGGTGCTTTATTATATAATCACGAATTAGAGGAAAGAAAGCTAGTGAAGTATGAGAAAGTTAATGAAGGCGATAAGATTAAGTTTATCACATTGAAAGAACCTAATTCACTACACGAAAATGTGATATCTTTTATGACTGTATTACCACCTGAATTTGATTTACACAAATACATTGATTATGATGAGCAGTTTAATAAATCGTTTCTTGAACCGTTAAAGTTTATTCTAAAAGCAATCAACTGGAACTTTGAAAAGAGAGCAAGTCTAGAGGAGTTCTTTGGGTGAGATTAGTAATCTGTAAACATTGTAAGTGCCGACAAATAAAAGTAGGAGTATTCTGTATAAACTGTGGGAGAATGACAAATGGTCGATAAAACACTATATAAACGCCTTCTAGACGCCGCTAATGACGGTAAACTACCTATCTTAGACAACAAGTCGTTTGAAAGACTGAACGCCGAGTACGGTAAAGAAATCTTTAGGGAAACCCTCGCTGAATACATAGCAACTGAAAGACCTGTGTTTCCTTTGAAAGAAATATCGTATGATAATATGCGAGATAGTTTCGGTAAATTAAAGAAGTTTAATACTGCTACAATCTGTATTCCTCAAGAACAAATTGAAAAAGAAGTCTACGAAAAATATGATGATTATGAATATCCATATTCACAATATGGTCTAGGACTTATCAATGGTGCCAGTACATTTAATGATGTGTCAAATTATTTTCATCAAGACTTGAGATTAGAATGTGGTAGTTATGGATTTAGAGCACCAAAAGAAGTATGGGAGAATGGCACAGCAAAAGATATCTGGAAGTGTTTTGGTCCTATGTGGCGTGGCATTAATGGTGTTCAAAAAGTTATGATCGAAGGTAAAGAAGAATTGATTGGTGGTCAGTTGAGTGAAAAGAGTTATATTTCAGCATTTAGATTAGGTACATATATTGCAACACAATTTAAACCAGTAGTTGCAAAAGCAATCTATGATATTACAGATGCCAAAAGAGTGCTTGATACAAGTTGTGGTTGGGGTGATAGACTTGCAGGTTTCTTTGCCAGTGATGCTGAAGAATACTATGGTTGTGATCCTAATCCAAATACATATCAAAGATATCAAGAACAGATTTCTACTTACAATAAACTATTACCTAAACCTAAGAAAGTACAGATATGGAATTGTGGTGCAGAAGATATACCATATGATAAGTTACCACCAATAGATGTTGCATTTACAAGTCCACCTTATTTCTCTACCGAAGAATATAATAAAGGTGGTGAGTTAGAAGAAAATCAATCTTGGTTTAAGTTTAATGAGTATGAGAAATGGCGTGATGATTTCTATTTACCAGTTGCAGAAAAGAGTATGAAAGTATCTAGATTTATGTTCTGTAATATTATGGATCCTAAAATCAAAGGTACTCGTTATCGCTCTAGTGATGAACTAGTAAATAAACTTAAAGATAAATTCTTAGGTCAAATCGGTATGAGAATTATGCAACGCCCACAAGGCAAGGCAGTATTCAAAGATGAAGATGGTAACTTTAGTAAAGAAAAGTTAGATGAGAATATGAATAAAATGTTTATTGAGAATATCTGGTGCTTTGGTGATAAAGATTTAGACCTGTTTAGATACTCTAGAAAAGCAACTTTAGATGAATTTTTTGCTTGACAATGGTCATGAAATGATGTATAATGAGAATATGATTTTAGTAAAAAGTAGAAGAAAAGATGACCCAAATGCAGAGTGGAATGTAGATCAGATATATGCTGATGGCCTTCCTGGTGGGAAAGAACGAGAAGAACAGATTATAAATAATACTAACAATCGTAAAGACTACGAATATGAATATAAAGTTGAGGTAAAATAATGAGTGATTTTTTGAAAGATATAATAAAAGAAACAGGTAATGAATATGCAAGTCTAGTATCAGATGGTGCGTCAGGTGATGTAACAGATTTTATTGATACAGGTTCTTATATATTTAACGCATTACTAGGTGGTAGCATACACAAAGGTCTACCTTCTAATAAGATAACTGCTATCGCAGGTGAAAGTGCAACAGGTAAAACTTTCTTTGTTTTAGGAATGTGTAAACATTTTCTAGATCAAAATCCAGATGGTGGTGTTATATTTTTTGAATCAGAATCAGCAATCTCAAAAGAAATTATTGAAGAAAGAGATATAGATAGTAGTCGTATGGTTGTTATGCCAGTTACTACCGTACAAGAATTCAGACATCAAGCATTAACTGTATTAGAAAAATATATTGCTCAAGATAAGTCTGAAAGAAAACCATTATTGCTCGTATTAGATTCTCTAGGTATGTTATCAACTACTAAAGAGATTGAAGATACACAGGCAGGAAAAGAAACTAAAGATATGACGAGAGCTCAGATTGTAAAAGCAGTCTTTAGAGTACTCACACTAAAACTAGGAAAAGCAAAAGTTCCTCTTATTATCACTAACCATACCTATGATGTTATAGGTAGTATGTTTCCTCAAAAAGAAATGGGCGGTGGTTCTGGTCTCAAATATGCAGCTAGTTCCATTGTCTACCTTTCTAAAAGAAAAGAAAAAGATGGCACAGAGATTATTGGTAATATTATTCATTGTAAGAATTACAAATCACGACTCACAAAAGAGAATAAAGTTGTAGATGTTCGATTAACCTATGATAAAGGTTTAGATAGATACTATGGTCTGTTAGATTTAGCATTGAAGTACAATATATTTAAACAAGTTTCTACACGAATCGAACTACCAGATGGCACTAAGACTTTTGGTAAGACTATTAACAATGATCCAACAAAGTATTTCACACCAGAGATATTGCAACAGTTAGATGATGTATGTGGAAAAGAATTTAAATATGGAGATGTAGTTGAAACAAGTCCCGACACCGATACACAAATCGACAAATCCTAAACACCGAGAAGATTATGTGTTTGTAGAGAAGCCTGGAGAGGACTTTACAGCACTTAAACTCATTAGTGGACCGTATGCAGGTATAGTTTACAAGTATGGTAATGTAGGATTTGCTGATGAATCTAAAAAGACACCCGAAGGTGCTTTGCCTATGCAGTTTGATTATACTGTTATTGAGAATGGTATTATGGCTGATACTGATAGTCAAGACTTTATAGATCATCTTGGTGATGTATTAGTTGTGTTATTAGAAGAGCAAATGAAACAAGATAAACATTCTGAATCTGAAAAAATGCAACTAGAACTGGAACCAATAGAATAAATATGGAAAGAATTGAAACTACAGCGATTAAACATCTAATTCATAATGAAGAATATACAAGAAAAGTTTTACCTTTTCTTAAAGAAGAATATTTTTCAGATAGACATGAACAGATTTTGTTTAGAGAGATTGAAAAGTTTGTATTAAAGTACAACAATCTTCCTACAAAAGAATCTTTATCAATAGAGATTAACTCTAATAAAAGTGTTAATGATGATGAATATAAAAAGATTACAGATATTATATCTACACTTGATCCAGTTAAAGTTGATCTGAACTGGCTAGTTGATACTACAGAAAAGTTTTGTAAAGATCGTGCTATTCATAATGCGATACTTGGTGGCATTCAAATCATTGATGGTAAAGACAAAGAACATACTCCAGAGTATCTACCAGAAATGTTATCTAATGCTTTAGCTGTTTCATTCGATCAAAAAGTAGGGCATGATTATTTAGAAGATTCAAAAGAAAGATATGATTTCTATAGGACTAAAGAAGAAAGACTTGAATTAGACTTAGACTATTTTAATAAGATAACAAGAGGTGGTATCCCATCAAAGACTTTAAATATTTGTCTTGCAGGTACTGGTGTTGGTAAAACAATGTTTATGACACACCTTGCTTCTTCAATCTTATTACAAGGTAAGAGTGTTTTATACATCACTATGGAAATGGCAGAAGAAAGAATTGCAGAAAGAATAGACGCTAATCTATTAAATGTAGGTATGAGTGATTTAGAAGAATTACCATACCAGATGTATGAAACTAAGATAAATAAACTACAAAGTAAGACTACAGGTAAACTAATTATTAAAGAATATCCAACTGCTTCTGCTCATACAGGTCATTTCAAATCTTTGATAAATGAACTGGCATTAAAGAAGTCATTTAAACCAGATATAGTTTTTATTGATTACTTAAATATATGCTCGAGTTCTAGATTTAAAGCAGGATCAAATGTTAACTCATACACATATATAAAATCAATCGCTGAAGAACTTAGAGGTCTTGCAGTAGAGAATGATATTCCTATCTTCTCTGCCACACAGACAACTCGTGGTGGTTTTGTAAGTAGTGATGTAGGATTAGAAGATACATCTGAAAGTTTTGGATTACCTGCAACAGCAGACTTTATGTTTGCATTAATATCATCTGAGGAACTAGAAGAAAAGAATCAGATAATGGTTAAACAATTGAAGAATAGATATAACGACCCAACTTTAAATCGTAAGTTTATCATTGGTGTTGATCGTTCTAAAATGCGGCTGTATGATGTTGAACAGGTCGCTCAACAAGATTTAGTAGATAGTGGTCAAGATAGATCATCTACTATAACAAGTAAGTTTGAAAAACAAGGCAAGTTTTCAGACTTTAAAATTTAGAAAGGAGGCACAATGGCACAAGGCAAAGTAAAATGGTTTGATACTAAAAAAGGTTATGGGTTTATTGAACCTGATGATGGAACTAAGGATGCATTTTTGCATATTTCAGCATTACAGGCATCAAATATATCTAGTATTGACGAAGGTGATATAATCACTTATGAGCTTACTGAACAGCGAGGCAAAATGTCCGCTAGTGATGTAGTAAAATTATAAATTAATAACAAAGAAAGGGAACAGTAAAATGACTGTAACTATAAATGAAAAACAATATGACGAAACAAAATTAGATGACGCTTCTAAAATTGCTATCGTTAGAGCACAGACTGCTCAAAATAGAATCAATGAATTGAATCTTCAAATCAATGAAGCAAAGATTGTATTGAATCACTATGCTAAGCACTTAACAGATAATGTTAATGCAGACGCTGAAATCACAGATGAAACACCTGCAACTAATGGTGAAGCACCTGCTGAAGAAGCACCAGCAACGGAAGAGTCTGCGTAAGCAGACTCTTCGGAGAACTTAGGAGAAATATATGATTAAAGACGCACTAATAAAAAAAGTTGAAGCAGATATCGAAATGGGTAAAGCAGAATTAAAAACATTCTTCGACCACCCACAAGGTGTTGCCGAACACATTGACTATATCGAAACAGTTGAAAAGAAAGTAGAAGCACTAGCAAAGGCACAAAGTAAGTATAGAACGCTAGTAGCATTATACGATAACTAATATGACAAAAGTAATTGATATGAATAATCCTGAATCATTTTCAGAACTAAAAACAGTAGCAAATACTGCTTCAGACGAAAAAAAATTTGATATTAAATCGATAGGTAATCCAGAGGATCCTAATAGGTTTGAAATTACAAATACAAAGACTGGCAAAGTATATAGTATAAATGCTGATGCTTTAAAAGGTGGTGACTATCACGAAATTATACATTTTTCAGACGATACAATATCTGAAAAAGATATAAAAAAATACTATGAGCACGCTCTGAAAACAAATGATGATGACAATACTCCTATAGATGAACTTTGGCAACAAGTAAATCCTGGTATTGAACTTACTGATTGTTACATTAGTTCTTACAATAAGGGTAGTGGTAAAATCAAACAAGACTCAAAAGTTGGTGATGAATATATAGTTATTGTATATTTGACACCTGACTGGCAACCAGAGTATGGTGGTTCGATTGAGTTCTGGACACCTAATCTTACAGAAGAAATGAAAGCAATGGCTATCAATACACCTTATGGACTTAATGGTGATGAAAATATAAACATTGTAAAATCATGTTGGCCAAAAACAGGTCGTGTTGTAGTATTTGACGCAAGAATACCTTATATATTAAGGTCAGTTGAAAATGAAATGCTTGAAAATGTATCAATAGTATTTAAAGGTAAAAGTAAGGTAAATTAATAATGAGATTATCTAGATCAAGACAAATCAGTTCTTCTAAAAGAGAGAAACGACCTAGTAGTAAGAATACTAAGTTGAGTTATGAAACTGTAATGGTTAAAAAGAATAAAAAGATCCTGTGGCAATGCATTGAGAAACCCACAGGATCGATTATCTGCGAGCATTTCTTTAAAGAGGATGCAGACTCAGTTACAAAACATCAAAATAAACATAGACAATGGGAACCCAATGGGGGCATTGTCGAATTCCTCACCCTCGGTAATATCAAAGACCAATAATCGCTTGACATTTCTGTCCTAATGTTGTATAAATAGTTGTATGGCAACAGACGATACAACACTATTTGAAAGCGCTCAGGCAATATTTTGCTCACTGGCAGACTATCTAGGCACAAATAAAGCGAAAGAAGTTTTAGATATAAAAAAGTTTCCTACTTTTCCAGATTTTCTTGCTAGTAATAATAACAATGCTTCAGGACCTAAATATAAAAATAATAACCAACAATTATTAAAAACAGCATTAACAAGAGTAAATGTTGATGTAGATCCAAAACTTGTTTACAATTTTTTATCTACTGGAAAAAAAGGTGAAGGATGGTATAAATCTTCAATCTTAATCGCTATGGCAATAGTTACACAATTAAAAAATATTAAAGTAAAAGGAAATACCTTTGCCAATTTTAATATTGATAAAAGTGGATATGAAGCAGGAAAAATGTTTTATCTACGAGGCGATAAAGATGTCATGTCATCCATAGGTGAATTATTTAAAATAGCAAATAAATCTGAACCAACAAAACTTTTAATTACAGAAGGTAAAGCAGTGAGATTTAAAGATATTAATAAGTGGAGTCCTGCAGATATATATTTTGCTAATAAATTTGGAAAATTAGCAATTGCAAAAGAATTAAATAAAGCAAGATCAGAATTTAGATCATATGAATTTTCAGATTTAAATGGTCTCATAGCAGATCAAATTAATTTAGGTCAATTATTACCACTATCATTAAAAAAAACAACATCAGCTGTAAAAATAGAATTGGTAAATTTTGACCCTAAGCTTAAAGACACGCTTTTACGACAAGTAAAATTTTCTAAAGAAACCGTAGCTGATAGAACTACTGATTGGAAAAAATATGAAAGAGCAGGTGGAGTAAATAAATCTTACTTAGAATCTTGGAAAGCTTATAAAGAAAGCACTATAAAAACTAATGCAAGAGGATTACGATTTAACATAAGGGTTGGTAAAGCTGAAGGACAAATACAAATAAGACACGATCCATCAGGTTCAGTTAATGGAAGACTTGTAGTTGAATTTATAGGCGGAGGTGCTGACGCAAGAGGAGGTTCTGTTGGATCAGCAGAAATATTCCATGATATATGGGCTACTATGGATCAAACTGCTGCTACTAAATTTTTAACTGATTATCGAAAAGCAATCTTAAATTTTTCAAAGATTAAAAAATCTTATGAATTAGAAAAAGTTAATCTTAGAAAATCTGGAATATATAGAGGAATTACTCAATACGATCATTATATGGCCATCGCAAGTGCTGAACAAGTTTCAAACAAAATAATGCCACATATAAAAAAGTGGTTTAGAAATAATAAAAATTCAGAAAAAACAATTAAGTTAATGTTTAGATATGTTACTTCTAGAGAACCTAGGTCCTCTAAATTCGTAATTGCTAAGTAAATACATCGGATAAACGCTTGACTTTCCGATTGAAATATGTTATAATATAAATATTCAAGTAAATATTATTAAATGGAAAGAGTGTAAATGCAAAGGTTTCAAGAACATCTTACCGAAGG